TGTTGGGAAATGCGGAACAGACCCGTCTGGAAGAACTGCCTCTGGAGCGGTTCAATGTGGAGGAGATTCCGTTGGAGGGTGAAGTCGTGGAGGAACACTCAGGATTTACCGATGTATTCTTCTATACCGATCTGACCAATCCCTATGCCGGATATGTACTGAATTTGCAAAAGCTTAAAGCCTATAACCGGTTGATGTTTCCGCTGGCAATGGCGCTGAACCGTGAATTGTGAGGCTGGAAGCCGGTAGCGGTAACAGCTGCATGGAGCAGACCGTTACCGCCCCGGATTTAATTATTTGCCCTCTTTTTCTGTTATGAACGCCAGATAGACGGACACGGCCTTATGGCATCCGGTAAAGTCCGGAGTCCGGCAGCCCTTGATTTTCCGGAAACTGACGGTTCCGTTCCTGTCAATGCCCCTCACATGCCTGTTGAATGTCCCTTTGGTTCTGATATGGATGTCAAAACCGTCCCTTCCGGTGATTTCAACGAACATTTCTCCCGTGATCCGTTCCCCGTCCAGGAATTTCTCTTTCTGTTCATTGAGTAGCCGCTGATGTTGCTCTTCCTGCACTCTGCGCTCTTCCGCCTCTTTCTCCTTCTGCTCCCTGCGTTTCTGCTCCTGTATTCTTTTATATTCCTCACGGGCTTGCACCAGGGAAGTGGTGTCAAGTCCGAGAGCCTCGAACACGCGAACGGAGATCAAATTGACGAAGGCTCCTCTTTCCGCACTTTGAAGCGTATCCGCAATCCAGTTCCTGCAATAGGTGGCGGCTTCCTCTCTGCAATCTTCTCCCTTGAGAAACCGGCGTGAATACTGCCCGCTGGAAAAATAAACGTTTTCAATCCGGCAGACCACATGGAAACAGTCATCGTCTTCATTCCCGTCTTCGTTCTTTCTTGACAGGGAGAGATATACATTCTTCGCATACGGCTCCAGTTCCATATAAGAAGCCACGACGGTATTCCCGTCAGACTTGTACTTGAACACTTTTGCTTTCATTGTTACATTTTTTTTGATTGTCCGTTCATATAATCCGTAATTCTCATTTCCAGTTCATCGTATATCCGGTTGAACAGTTCCTGGTACTCTTCCAGAAAAGCCCCGTCCGTATCGCACATGTCTTCGAGTGTCTTTCCATTTGCACGGCACAGCTCCGTATCGGCCAGCTCACAGACAATCTCGCTGAGCATCGAGCGGTCCTTGTCTTCGGGAAGCAGCCCTCCTTTTTTCAGAAGGCAGTAGTTACGGATATTGATTCGCAAATACAGGTCCGCCTCTTTCCACCGTCCATCGGGAAAAAGAGAGAATGCCTGTTTCAGTCCGTCGGGCTGTCCGCCCCACCATTCGTTCAAATTGTTCGGTTCCATATTGATAAGTTTAATTGATTACTGTCTGTTTGGTTTGCCATTGCCGATGGGCGGTGATGTATTCCTGTCGTTCCTTCTCCAGTAACGCTTCTGCTTCGGGAGTGTAGCCGATAAAACGAATGTAACCGCCGTTATAGCCTGTAAGCTTGCACCGAATACCGGCTTTCTCCAATTTGTCGATCCGTTTCTGAGCCAGTTTCGCGCTTGAATAATCCTTCGGCCAGAAATAATGCTCTCCGTGTGAGCCGTAATGGTCTTCTCCGAATATCATTTCGCCGGAATGCCTCCTGTGCTCGATAAAATCAAAGCGGGCTGTGCCCAACGCCTGCCTGATGGCCTTGTGTGCCGGACCTTCGGGATGCTTGAACACTTCCGGCTTGTCCTTCCCCTTACAGTCAAGTTTCGGCAGTTCCACCTTGTAAGGCTTCCGGTAACTCCCTATAGCCAATGTCAGGTAGAAATTGGTATGGAAATAATCCGTCATCGCATCGCTGTCATCGAAGTTGTATGACATGACAAAGTCACAGACATTCAGCATCACCTCCTTGGCACGGTCTGTAAGATCGGGGTTTCGCTCTATGTTGTAGTGGTTGATATGATCCTGTACTTTGCCGGATTCCCTGGTGAACGCCTCAAAGTCCGCGCTCATCAGTTTGATGTAAATGGAATTGTAGTTCTCCCGTCTGACGGAGAACTTATATCTCGGATAGATTTCCTTTAGCCAAGTTCTCACAAGTTCTACGATTTCAGGGGCATGTTGCCCTTTGTAGTTGCGACCTTTCCAACGGTATTCATTATACACGTACTCGGTATATTCCTTTGCCGTGGCACCCGAATAGTCATGTTCATACCCGGTTGATGCGGCAGAGACATCCGGTTTGTCTTTCCAGACTTCAAAAAGCCTTTCAAACTCGGTGTTCACCTGTTGCATGATGGCAGTGTCGCCACCCTTGTCCGGGTGGTGCTGCAATGCCAGACGGCGGTATTCCTTCTTCAGGTCCGCCAATGAATGTATGTTATGAAAATAAGCCATAGCTATAGGTATTTATGCCCCTGCGAGGCGGTTGATAAAATATTCCTGGTTGTCAAGGTCAAGTCCGAGGTTGCTGCACGCCATTTCGATGTCATCTTCCCTCAGGTCGTCCGCCTCCTGCAACTCGCGCAGGTACCGGATTTCAGAATCCAAGTATTCCTGCGCTTCCATATGGCTGCAACTGCATGAGTTGCTAATCTGTTCAATGATGTTAATCTGCATATTATTCGTTTTTAGAATTATACCTGTTGTAAATTTCCCGTTTATGTTCGTAGTCCCGGCTGTTCCACCATTGGTCTGCCGCATCAATGAATGTCTGCGTGTTTTCGGAAGGCGGAGAGTCACAGACTTTCAACCCTGTGATTTGTTCCTTTGTTTCAAAACCGCACGACTCCCACCAGCCCTGCATCTTTTGTGTGAACTCCGCCTTAGTACAGAAAAAGACCTGAACGCCACATTCTTCGCACCATTTCCCATCGCACCACAGCCCGTTATTGTCATCATGCACATAGCTGATACGTTCATCCGTATTGGCGTTTATCCATGCTTGGATTTCCAACTGCCGTGAACCGCATTCTTTACAGACAAGGATGTCGGAATCGTCCGGCTCTTTTCTGAAAGCCCTGCCGTCATAGAGTGTAACGGCACGTTCCACGAGCAATTTCTGGTTGTTTTCCGATAACTCGGCAAAGAACCGTTCCGCCGCGCCGAATATGGACTTGTCCGCCAATGCGGACCATTTATCCCAGAAGTGCCGGTACATATCTCCAAATACGGCCTTGCATTCTTCCTTGCTCCAGGCGTTCCACATATAGTAGAAGAAGCTGGAGACTGCGTTTTCCGCTTGATATTTCATTGTTCTTCAGTTTGTGGTTCTACTTTTTTGCTCTCTTCCAGTTGCTGCCATACAGCCTCATACATTCCGGAAAGCCAGTCGATGTTACTGGCTCCGAGTTCGAACGGGCTGTAACATTCCACTTCATCACCGCTTTCTTTCTCTTCGGCAAGGACGGTCAGGCTGCTGTCCGTTACCCGGAGTCCTGTCACCCTGCATTCGTAGGGGTCTCCGTTCTTGCCAAACCATATCACCCAGACCGGGTCATAATCCTCTTCCGGAAACCGTATCGCGTTCATGGCATGGTCATGGAGCAACTGCCGTATCGCTTCGATGATGTCTTTTCGCAGTTCTTCGATCCTGTCTCCGAACACCGACATGGGGGATTTCCCGCCTCGCTGCCTTACGGAGAGAACCTGCAAGTCCGGATGACAACCGAACTTCCAGTCCGTCACTTCATCGTCATCCCGCGTTGTGTGGATGTTGCCGCCCAATACCAGACCGCAGTCTTCCGCCACCATGCTTTCCGCTTCTTCACGGTCTTCCGCCACCACTGTGTAAGTACCCTCGAAGATGTACCTTACTTTTACATCGTATTTTTCCATAATCTTCTATGATTTGATTGTTGATTAGTTGATTTTATCAGGATACAATGCGAACCGCATCTCCGAAAAAGGAGTCGTCCACCCCATATACATGCCGGACCGAACAGTCATATTTGGAACGTTCGTCATCCAGCCGGAAGCGGAAACCATGATAGTCCTTGACTTCCAATTTCAGCTTTACGTCCCGTTTCAGTTCCATTTCAAGCAGGCTTCCACCACCATACGTCGAACTGAAAAGTCCGCAACAGTTGCCTTTGGGGATAATGACCTCTTTCAATGAAAAGTCGGCTTCATACAGCTCTTTCAGGCTTACCCTGCCGATGTAAGTCAGCAGGTTCGCCCCGCAGCAGGAATTGATAAGTTCCTCGTAGAATTGTTCGTAGGAAACCTGCTCCTTGCCGTTCCGGTTCTTACGGTTCGGGAAACGCCCGTAAGCCCTGTAGCCGTGCTCTGTCAAGATTTTCTTTACTCTCGCCGGATTGAGGTTCAGGCTGTCCACCATGTCCCCGAAGTAGGATTCCTCGTACCTGTAACCGCCTTGCGATTCAAACCAGTTGGAGTTGATGCAGTCATAGTTGGAAAGCATCTCCACACGGATAGGAATGTCGTCCGTGTGCCTTACCAATTCCTTCACCACGTCCGAATCGTTGCGGCTGTAAATCTCGTCACGGATTTCATCTTCGTATTCATCGAAGAAGTCATCGACCGCTTCCCCGTCAAAGTCATGGAATACGGCACATTCCTCTTTCAGTTTCGCAATAATCTCACGGACAGCTTCCCATTCGGCATCGCTGTACCACTCGTCTGCCTTTTCCCACAAATGTTCGCGGCTCTTGCTGTCAAGGCATTTTTGAATCAGTCCGCAATGATTGTCAAGATTGTCATTGTAGTCCGTCCATATTAGTGTATAGGCCGGTTCCATCAGGGATTTGATGAAATCCAATGTCAATGTTTTCTGTTCATCCATTTCTGTTACCTGTGTACGGCAGGATTCCTTTTCCCGTACATACCGTTATAAATGACGGAAGCGGCCTTCAAGCCGCCTCCGTGTTGTTTCCTAACCATACAGTTCCTTCACGATCTTGTCATATATTTCCTTTGCCATTTCCGTATTCCGGTTGAAGTGGAAATAAGCCGTGTATCTGTATCCTGTTCTTGGCACTCCTCCGCACTGCTGTATTGCCCTGTCTATCTCCCAGTCGATATCACCTATGCCAAGAGATATGCTTGTGCCATGCAGCATACACCGTGCGAGTTTCAATGCGGAATCTGTCTTGTCTTCCTTGCGCAACCGGTCGAAAGCCATCAGCGCGATTTGTCTGTTTGAAATCTTTATCTCTTCCATATATTTTGCATCTGTTTGGGTCAGACAATCCCGGTAAGTTGCCTGAATCGCGCAACTATTTCATTGCATTTGCTTTGGGCAAGTTCCTCATATTTTTTGCAAATGGCACAGTATGCCTTCCAAGGTTGGCCTCTAAGCTCGTGCTCGTATGAGGACCTGACCAATTCCGGATATTCTTCAAAAAGTGTCTTGAATGCTTTACGCCATTTGCGCCCTTGCCACAATCCGTTTGCTATCAATGTTATGAATTCAAACATCTGTTCGTCTGTTTTCACATCCAATGCATAAAAATGGTCTGTTGTCGGCCACACGTTGTTGGAATGCTGCCAAGTTTCTATCTGCTTGGTTTTGGCATTGTATGCCATTCTTGTAATTACCTGGTGACTCATATTGATATGTTTTTAGTTCATTACCGTATTGTCTCTTTTCCTGTCACGGCTTGCCAGCATCCCGAAATGGATGCTGAATATGCGCCGGCTGAAGCAGAGCGGCGAGTTGTATTCCACCCGTTGCCACAGGGTAAAGTGGTTGTCGGAGAATGACCATCTGAAATATCCTGACAACGAGCCGAATAGCGGATTGGCATTCCTGTTTATCAGGAACCTGTTCACATCCACGATGTGCCCTGCCGTCAGGAGAATGTTCAGTATCTCCACAAACGCCATTTGCGAATAGGGGTCAACCGGCATTACCGGTCCTTTGAAGTTGATTTCCATCTTGTATATGTTTATACGCTTTAATCGTAATTGTCATCGAATACCTCGAAGCGGGGAATACCCGTGTCGAAATAGTTGCTTGATATGCCCGGATAGTACAGCAGGCTGTCATCCCCGCTGTCCGGGCAAGGCTCATCGTCGATATAGGCCGCATTTCCATAAAGTTCGATATAGTGCGCCACCAGCAGGTGCGGGTCTTCCGTACTGATGTCATGCCCGTAACGGTCACACCAGTCGAAGAAGCAATCCTTGTCGGGTTCCTCCAGCTGTTCCATCGCCTCCCTTATCTCGAAGAAGTTGGAACACAGCCATTCCCGGTTGATGAGCAGGTCCGGGATTTCCTCCCATCTCGTGTACCTGTATTCCGGAGTTTCCTCTTCGGGAAACAGTTCGGAGCAGGTGCACAGGAATTCCCCCATGTCGCCGAAGTCGGACATTTGCAGCAGGTTGTCTTTTTCCTGCCCCATGTCTATGAGATGCTGCGTGGTCACTGCCACTTCTGCCTGATTCAAGTCCATGATATTCTTCATTATAGTTTATGATTCGGAACCGGGGATTTCATTCCACAGGCTCCAAAAGGTCCGCACCCCGGCAGTGCAGGGTTTTTCGGGATAATACCGGAGCCTCCGGCGAGGATGATTTTCCCGAAAACCGCTTGCGGCATGACCTTGCCCTGCCGGTAAGGGGGCGGGCTACCTTTGCCTGTGGAATGGAATCTGCGGTTTCTCATTTGTTTTTCCATTTTTCAGTTCATGATGCGCTGGCTTCCCCAGCTGATGTGTATCTTGCCTTCGCTGTCCCGTTCCCTGACCAGCAGGCTCTCGATGACGGACATGGTGACGTCGAACTCCTCGAAGATTTCCGACTGTTCCTTTACTTCGCCCGTCTTGATGAACTCGTTCAGCCGCTCTTTGGTAAGCACCAGCGCCATCAGGTTCTGCTCCACGGAGTCCTTGTAGGTGACATAATGCACGTCCTTCAGCTCTTTGGAGTCGAGACGGATGAAACGGAAGTAGAACTGCTCCATCTTCGGGATGTTCCATTGCAGGGATTCAAGTATCACGTCGTTGCAGGTGGGTATGTTCACCGAACTGCTCAGGCTCTGCTGCGTGCATACCAGTATGCCGTTGATGGTGGAATCGAACTCCGTCACGATGCTTTGCCGTTTCTTGAACGCCACGTCGCCCTTGACCACAAATACGGGACGGTCAGGAAAACATTCGCGAAGACGGCTCTCGTAAAGGTCGAATGCGGCTATGGACGTGCAGCCGACAGCCACCTTGCCGGGTATCTTCCGTACCAGCCTTTCGATGTACCTTGTCTTGTTCGGAATCCCGTCTCCGGAATAGCCCTCTATCAGGTGTGGGACGGAGCAGGCCTTGATGAGCAGCTTGATCTGGCGCATAAGCCGGAGTCCGGCATCCTTCTTTGCATCCCCCGTGCTGTTGTAATACAGTTCGCAGATGCGGCAGAACTCCTCGATGATGACACGGTAAACCTCACGCTCGCCGTCGGACGGGCTGACGGTATGTGTCCGTATCTTGTATTTCTCTCCTGCAAAGTCCCTGAACTTGCGTGTAATGACGGTCTTCCCGATAAGGCCGGCCAGCTCCTCCTTGTTATAGACATCCTGGTTCTGCTTCTCAATGCCGAACACGGTGGATTTCCCCGGACAGTGGCAGGCACGGAAAAGCACATGCCCCCTGAAAGCGGGGAACGGCTCACCATAGTGCGGATTGTTATCTTCCTCTATCTCCTTGTCCCTGTTCTCGTGGTACACACGACTGCTCCAACAGACCATGTTTATGGAATTGTTATATAACAGCTCAAACTGGCTGTACAGTTCGGCGATGTTGTTGCGTGTGGTCGTACCGGTGTCGAGTATCTTGTATTTGAGGCGGCGGAAGAGACCGAGGATATGCCTTGTACGTTGTGACGACGGGTTGGTTATCTCGTCCGACTCGTCGAAAACAAGGCACAGTTTTCTTGAACTGCGTTTGACAAACCTTGCCATGCCCCGTTTCAGCTTGCCGAGCATGGAGGTGGATAGGACGATGAACACGCCTTCCGGCACAGCTTCCAGGTCGGCATTGTTCCTTGCCACCCGGAACTGTTCCCTGTTTATCGAGAGGAAGGGTATCCATGTCATATTGGTGGCGATGGCAGGAGCCAGTATGATGACATTCCGTACTTTGCGGAATTTGAGCAGGTATTTGGCACGATGGTACACGGCGGCTGTCTTGCCAGAGCCTTGCTGCCAGTTCAGCAGCGCGTGGCGTTTCTGCAAGACGAGGTTCAGGTCGTGTTTCTGGAGCGTGGTAAACTCGCAGGTCTCGCCGTCCTTGTTGATGAATGCACACCGGTCCAGGTATTCTTTCAGCCTGCCATCTTCCTCCATTTCCGGGAACTGCCGGTTCTGCATTTCGTACTCTCTCCGCTTGCGTCGGATCAGTTTCTCCGCCGCACGGATTTGATGCATGTTCTTTTCTGTCGGCACTTCCGGCATGGGCAGTTCAGTACGTTCCAGCACGAGGTCGTTGATACTTGCCGCCTTGTGCGGAACTTTGTCAAGGAGTCGCGGAGCATATTGTTTCAGTTTGAAGCCGTATGAGGTCTTCACCAATGCCACTTCCTTGCGAGGTACGGTATTTTGCGAGGTGATGTACCTGCGGATGACGGCAAGCACTTTCTTCGGGGTCAGTTTGTTCTTCTCCCATTGCTCCACCTGCTCCCGCGTGGCGTTCTCAGGCGGTTTCTGGTTACGGAACTTCGTGACCAACGCTTCCGCCTTGTCTATATGTTTGTTCAACTTGGCGTGCGCCTTCAGCTCGTACATGTACTTGGCAAGTTTGTACTCGAACAGCTCAAGTTCTTCCTTGTTGATCCGGTTGGTTTCGCGCATCAGGTCGAAACGCAACCGGTGTTTCATCGCCCTTGCCTCGCCGATGCGCTTTTTCAGCTCGTCCGCCGTTATGAATTCTTCCGCGTTGTAAGCCTGCATCTTGATGTGGCCCGATTTACGGAGAAATACCATGATTTTCGTATTGAAGTCATGGACTCCGACTGCGGCAAAGGCTGACGGGCCCAACTTCGTCTGACCGACAAATGAGAATCTGCCGTTTATACCGGCTATCCGTGTCTTCTCCCAGAACCCGCTCTGCATGAAGGAACAGGGCACGATGACCATCAGGATTCCTGCCGGATTGAGCACATCGTAAGCCTTGTCCATATAGTATTCCTGCGACAGTTTGTAGTCGAACTTCAAGTTAAAAGGAGGATTGCCGATGATAACATCGAAACGTTGTTCCGGATAGTATTGCCGGATGTCGCATTTCTCGATATGGGCTTCCGGGTAGAGGTATCGTGCGACAGACACGGCCTTGCCGTCTATGTCGAAGCCGTAGGCATTATGCGGGTTGGGCAGATGGTTGAAGAAATTGCCCATACCGCAACACATGTCAAGAACCATTTCGGATGAGACAGGACACAGCATATCCACCATGTCCCGGCATATTTCATGCGGGGTGAAGAACTGTCCCATCTCGAACTCCTTCTTCGCTTCGGCATACTCGTGGTAGCTGGCAAAGTCGGACTGTTTGAGGTTGTGCAGCCCTCCGATACCGGTATAGCAGTTGTAGATGCTCTCCGCCGGAATGAGGTTCTTGCCGGAGTCTATGGCGAAAAGTATCTTCTCGTTGACTTCGGCACGCATACCTTGCGGTATCTGTTGGGGGATGATGGCATACATGACTTTATCTGTTTATCGTTAAAAATGAAAACACCCCGCAAGGATTGCCTTACGGGGTGCTGTGTAAATCTTATCATGGTCAGTTTTCTCTTAGGGTGATTTCATCCAGATGCAGACGCTTGAAACAACTTTCGGCTGCCGCACTGTCCTTGAACCGGACATCGATACGTCCGTTCTTGTAGAATCGGATTTGCTCGGCATTGGTGGTCGTAAGGTCGTACCAGTCTGTGACAGAAATGTCGTTGTCATCAAAACGGATAATCATCTTTGAATTTCCATTCAGTATGTCATCCGCACCGTAGGCAATGCCGGCACACAGGGTTTCCAGTTCTCCGCCGTAGTTGTAGGAGATTCTGTTCCTTTGGTTGTATTGCATGGAAAAATCGTCGAAACGGATGATTTCGGGAAAGATTATCTTGTCCTTCTTCAACTCCGTCTTGACTTTGCTCCAGTATGCCGGTCTGACAACTTTGCTCAGGCGTGCGAGCAGTTCTTCCACGGCCGTTTCCCGGAAACTCTTGCCGCCCAAGTGTTCGATGACTACATCTACATATGTGTCATAAACAGGACGGAAGCCCATCGGAAGGGTCTTTTCGTCTATTTTATACTCAGGAACCGACACTTTGTAAGTCCTGTTGAAATAAGAAATGATGCGGTTCGCAAAATTCGCGTTGGCGTTTCGGTTCTTATCTACCAGATCGTTAATCAGGTCAAACGGTTTGAACTCGTTGTGTGAATAGTCTTCCCTGTCGTTATGGTAAGTGTAGAAATCACGCATGGAAACCTTGCCGTTTTCTTCGTAATGGAACTTACGTTCGGCTTGATATTGTTCGGCTTCTTCCTTGAAGACGGCGTACCAGCGGTCAATCTGGTCGAGTGTCTTGTAAAGCAGGTTTTGCTGCGTCTGGCAATAGACACGGTCCTGTTCCGTAATCTTGTCCTCGTTTCTCACTTGTACGCTCAGAATGCCTTGAAGCAGGTCGGGAGCGTTGCCGGCCTTGGGTGCTGTTGTCGTTTGCATATCTGTTAGGGTTAAATGTTAAAAATTATCCGGTTTAATCCGGTAGAAATAAGTGATGTGCTTTTCCATGTCCTTGACTATCTTGACCTGCTCGGGATGGAAGTTGAGCTTTCGCTCTACGGCAGGGATTTTTATCTTTTCCCATTCGGCGGAAGGTAAGAACACATATTCCCGACGGAAACACCATAACACGATTTGATTATCCCAATTTCCCTTGAACACCGTTCCTTCGTAGTCCTTCAGGAACTGCCGGAACTCGGCTTCGTCCCGAAAAGCGATGTCAAAGCCTTGATAGAGATTGCCGTTTTCCGATTCCTCCCTTTTGTGTAGGTAGAACTTCCGGTAGGTCTCGGTCGTGAAATCTCCATACCTGGGATTGGGTTCGGCATAAAACCATAACGGTACCTTAGCCAGAAATGACACCGAACCGTTGGCGCAAGCACCGCAATGCCCCCAGTCCTTGAACACCCCTTCCGTCCATTTCAGGAATTTCAGTTCCTCCGGATTCACGGAATGGAATGCGCCTCCGCTGACACTCAGACGGATATTGCCGTCCTCTTCCCACACGAAAGGCACATACGGCTGTTCGCATACGGAAAGATATCCTTCTTTTGCACTCCTGCTGTCAATAAGGGCGTTTCCGTAATAATCCCCGTGTTCGGTTACATATACCAGCCTGTCTCCGATTTGCGGTGTAATCTTAGAGCGTGTCCGCTCAATGAGTTCCACATAACTGTTGGCCATATCCACATCTTCCTGTGTCAGCCAATGCTGGTGGTCGTATGAAACATTCCGCTCTCTGAGTGTTTCGATACTGTACTTTTCTTTTGTTACCTGCTGTGACATAACAATTTATTTTTAGTGATCCGGCTTTTCGGGGCCGGAGTTCCCGTAACTACAGGCCATAAAAGGTCGTGTCCCGTACATGCAAGGTTGGCGGGAAAAATACCGCAAGCCCTCCGGGCGAGGATGATTTTTCCACGACACCCGGAGGGCTTGACCTTGCTTGTACGAGCAGGACACGGGTTACCTTTGCCTGTGAGTTACGGGGATTCGGCTACGGTATGGCTGTCATGTCCGCTGTATATGTTTCTTGAAATGACCGTGATATTTTATGCCCGAAAATTACCGGCAATCACGAAAAAATGCTACCTTTGCATCAAGAAAAAAGAGTTATTTGAAAGCATGAGGAATATAGTGATTCTAAACAGCTTGGAATTTTCTTATCCGTTGCCCGTTCTCATGCGAGTTTTCTACAAAGCGTTGATAATCAAATAAGATACTTCAGATTACAACAAATATAGCAAAAGGTTTTAAATCATTAGATATGAAGTGAGGATAAATAGTAAATATCCTGCCCTCAAACATAGTCTGAACGGGATATTTAATAAGAATTGCATCTAAGCTCTTTAAATCCATGTGGGTATCAAAATGATAATTCCCCTTATAAGAACTGAATTTTAGAAATTGTTACCCACATGGATTTATAAAGCTAAAGTTAATTTCTCCGTCTAAATTTGAAGGTAGGACAAATTCAGATTGGGGTGTACAAGACTAACCTTACTCTAAATTTGTCCTGCCTGTCATTAGAAGCTCAAACAGTCATAAGTCTGTAAGATTTCTTCCTGCCTTAGTCCCAAGTATCTTTTAGTGATGGCAACAGAACTATGGTTGAACAGTTCCATCAGCTTTACTAATGCCAACTCTGCATTATCGCTGTTCATGTTATAGACCTGTCTGCCAAAAGTCTTTCTAAGAGAATGGCAGCTAAAGTTCTTAATCTTTAGCCTGTACTTCTTCTTCACCTCTTTAAGAATGATATTGATTCTCTGAACAGTGAAGATTGTACCTTTCTGACTTATAAGAATTGGTGCATTGATTCCAACAGGATTTATATGCTCGTAGCACTCTTTTATATGCTGTTGTAATTGTGGATTCAGTCTGATAGTCCTTACCTTGCCTGTCTTTTTCTCAATTACTGTAAACTCGTCAGCACCTAATATCTGCTTCCACCTTAAAGATAGAATATCAGATATTCTTAATCCTGTGAAGCATCCCAAAGCTATAAGAAGTGAGATTTTATAATTCTTATCCTTTGCCAACTTTCTTGTGAGGTTCATTGCATCAGACCATATAAGATAGTCTGCGGTTGTGCTTGAATATTTAAGTGACATAATGTTCTGTTTTATAAGTAAATGAATAGAAGTGAATATTAATTCTGAGTTGGATTTACTAACTCATTGATTACTAAGGAAACATTTATTTTTATCCAAAGTGAATTTAATAGAGGTGGGAACATCTTACTAAGATATTCCACACCTTATTATATAGGATATTTCTTAAAACGGTCTGTTCCCATATTGGTATTCCAAAATAGAATTGCACACCCTGTCATAAAAGGAAAATCCACAACTTGTATAGAAGTAGCTTAGATATATTGCTTGATATTCCCTTTGTAATGTGGCATTATCTTTCAGCATATTATCCAACTTCTCTAAGGAGTGTTTCAATGCCTGTATTACCTTTATATATCTAAGGTTGTTATCCACTTCTCCCAAACGGGCTTCCAATTCTCTGATATGTTTTACAAGTTTGTCTATCTGTTTATTCATAACTCTAAGTTTTAATAGGTTGGTAGAAATAAAGAAAGGACAACTAACTGAATAGCTGCCCTTTCCTCTCTCAATCAATAAGCCCATTTAATCAATGAACCACTTATAGCGTTCGTCACCATGTAAAGCCGCATTGATTCCCAAAGCCATTTCAGTAGCATTTAGAGAACGGTCTAAGAATGAATCAATATAGCTTGACTTGTTTGCCCCTGTAAGCAAGTTGTAGAACTTCCACATATTAAGTTCACTTCCAAAACTGCCAAAGTTCTCATCATTGATGTATGCTTTGGCTACTGAATTGATTTGAGTGTCTGTAAGCAACATTCTTGGCAGTGCCTTTTGATAGCCTGTTGGCAAGCATTGATAAAGCCGCATCCTGCCTATTATCTGACAGAATTGGTGTTCACTCATGGAAGTGTTACCTAATTGCTGCATCAGATAAAGATGTCTGGCAGGATTGTAGTTGTTGAACAGTTCCAAAGCTGCACGATAGAGTTCAGTTGTGTTGCTCACCTTCAAATCGTCCTTGTAGCCATCAGTAAAGATGCACATATTGCAACAGACTTGGTTTTTGAAGCCAATAGCAAGACGAAACAACTCTGGCACTTTCTTGCTGTATAAGTTCATCTGATTATAAGCTCTCACACCTACAATGGAAAGGTTGAGCTTATTTCCACCCACTGTTTCATAAATGGTAGGAACATCAATGCTAAATGCCGCCCTTTCATAATAGATGGTCTTGTCAGATTCCAATAATTGATTAGCTGGCTTGTGGATGGCTTCTGGGATTCTTCCTTTAATAATGTGGCTCACACGAATATCTGCCTGTTCCACTTTCTCACCACTAAAGAATGATTGTGCTGCATCCTGTATGGTTTCCACAAATGCAGCATGGTTAATGGTAAGTTCATTGTCCTTAGAGAACACAGGAGTAATGCAGTCATGTTTCAGATGATTCAATGTTACTTCCTGTGTGTTGGCTTCAATGAAATGGTTGGCAGGTCTTACAGGTTCATCCATGATGATTGTTGCTTCCTCTGCATATTCACCCAAATTCATTCTCTCACGGTTCTGTGCCATAGCTGGCATGATAACTAAATTTCTCATAATGATAAATTGTTTAAATGGTTATTGATTGGATTTAATTCTGGAATTGGTAAAGCTCCTATCGCTTTGGATTGTTCCATAACGATTTTGACTTTACTACAATTTGCTGAATTACATTTAAGCGATATTACAATTAGACTATATTACCATTATGTCTGTATTGTGTATCTCTTTAAGAAGTCCATGAATGATGTGAGGTGAATAGTAAAATTTATAATGGTTGAGGGGGTGGGCAGGTGTCTGCCAATTCTCATTTTTATTCTACTTGATGAGAGGGGGAGTAAATTGGCGGTATGGTATCTCGTGCAACATTTTGAAGATTGGGGTTATAAAATCCATTTTTTACCTTAAATGTTGTACCCAACTTTTAAAACAGACTTTATGCGCTTCTAAAGTCATAATAAGGCAGACTTGGGATTATTCGTACCATCTATTAATATAATAATAAACAGTACGAAAAATCCTGCTTGCCTGTTATTGGGGCTTGAATCCTATCTTAAACACGTTTTTTGAGTTGATGGGATTCCACTCCTTACGTTGTTTGGCTATATCATTGTCTAATAATAGTTCATTTGGAGTAAGCTCTATCCCTTTGGGTATATATCTTAACAGACCTGCACTATATAAATCCAGATTGTAACTCTCTACACTTTTCTTACCCATTCCCAATTTGTTAGCTAACTTATTAGAAGAAAGTAATATCTTGTTATCTTCTGCTGTCAATAGGAGCTTGATATAATAGCCTTTCACTTTAATATCCAAATCCACTTTCATAAAGAGGTAGGATAGTGTTATAAAGTTGGGATGGTCTATTGGTGGGATGCAGTAAAGACTTCTCATTGTAAATTCATATATAGGGTGGTTGATTGGTACAGGGTATCTCTTTCTGACCAACACTGCTTCTATGTCCTTATTGAAATTCTTTAGTGCAGTTTCTTCCTCTCCAGTCCGTTGAGCTAAATCCTTAATTCTCCATCTGACCTTATAATAGTCATTCCTATATAAGGACAGACAGAAGAACCTGTACAAATTGGGTGGATTGAGCTTATCCACTATTGATTTATTAATGGTGGCATAATCCTGCCTAATGTTACTTGTCCTGCTTAGCAGGTGTCTTTGAGGTATCTTCATATTCATTAGTAGCTGATTGAACATTATTGGTAAACACTAAATCTTTCTTCTCTCGTTCCATCTTGTAATAGTAGGCAGTTCCAAAGTATATCTTGGCTTCTTTCCTGTTATGGAACTTCTTACCTGTTGGCAAATGGATAATCATGTCAGTTTGAATATTAATGAGTTAATAAGCCAACTTCTGCAATGATATATAATAGGTAGCAACCTTTCCATTCTTCTTTCTCCTCGTCTTTAGATAGTTGTTAAGATTAACCCATAATCCAATATGGACTTTGTTATCTTTTATTCCCTGTCTAAGAGCCTTAGCCTTTATCTGCCCATAGGTAAATTCTTCCATTTTAGATATTCTGAATAGTGTGTAGTCCGTCAATCTGTGTGGTGGGATTATCTGTTTGAAGTGCTATAAAGATAGTAACTCCATAAGTGGGGAACTAATGATAAGACCACACATTTAAGAATTGGACTTTAAACTATTCAGAATGTCTAAGAATTTGGAAAGAGCAAGCCCACCTGTCACATGGGCTTCACTGTTGATGGCTTATGCAGCCTGTTCTTCCTTAATCACTCCATGATTCATTAGGTATTGAGTGAGCATTTCAGAATAGATAATGCTCACATGGTCTGACTTCACTTTATTTATAATCTTAATGCTGTCCTCATTCAATGTTTTTATGGTACTTAGAGTTTCATCCAATCCAATTTTTTTGTTTTCACCATTCGGTGCGTAATTGGCAAGCTGGGTGATTGCATCAATCATGTAGCGATGTCTGATAGTGTCCTTAGAAATCTTCATGTCAGTTAAAGTCTTGATAATTGTATCGCCTACTGTCAAGTCATATTCTTCAAGTTGGGTTTCACAAACTCCCTGCATGGCACTGTTCCAGACTTTCAAACTTAGTGTCTTACCAAAATTATAGTATTTGGTGATTACGCTGATGTTTGCTTTCAATTCTAATGCCTTTTGGAACACCTTGCTAAAGAACTCCTGTTGAGTGGCTAATGCTGCGTTACCAGCTTTCTCCAATCCGTTAAATCCACGACTTAACACATTGTTTACTCCTCTGTACTTGCCAAACTCTTGTAAAGATGCGAACTCTTTGATTCTCACATTTTCTATAATGAGTTTAGTATCATCCTTGACTATGGCATTGAGGTTGTGTTCATGGTAGCTTGCCCATTGCCAATATCCGTTTGCAGTGTCAACAGACACATAAACATTAGGAGTGTCTTTAGGTATGATGTTCCCGTTAAGGTCTTTCAGTTCAATGTCTGCATTGTAAAACAGGGTAGCTTCTGTGATGTAGAGAGGAACTTTATCAAATTTTTCATTGGTTATCAAGTCCTTGCCCCATTCGATGTTTACCTTGCTTACTGCCATGCTGTAAACAGATGTAGCGATGATGATTTCCTTTTGCTCTTTAGTGAAGATTACCTGTTCGGCTGTGTTGATAGCTTCATTCCAGACTTCTATTTTAGTGGTTGGAAGTTCCACCTTTTTAAGTGCTTCAAGATATGCGGTTTCAGCTTTACCAACATTGACCTGTGCAGACTTCTTGATATTGGCTTCTGCATCCTTGTTGGCTTCAAGCACGTTCTTGGCTTTCATCAAATTCTGACGGGCTTCTTCTACTGCTTGCATCTTAATTTCTGCTGATGTCATTTTTGTTTCTTCCATAATCTTTATTTTTTATAGTTGTTGATAGTTTAGTGTAAGCGTCAAACCTATGCGCACTTGGTTATCTGATTACGCTGCAAAGGTGGGAACTTTGGAGAAGATTAAAGGAGAGTAAAATTTTGAGGATTTTGGTTCTTCCTTAACTTGCTGCCTTGCAAGTTCTGTCCCTTTGACGCTGCAAAGGTGGGGAGAAACCGTGAGGATAAGAGAGAGTAAAAAATAAGGGAGATGTTACTCTCCCTTAGACGATTATTCTATTAATATATTCTGTTTCTGACATTTGTCAGTTTGCTCTTATTGCTTAGATAGCCTTTTAATGTGCGCTCATTCACATAAAATTCCTCATTCTTGGAGATTCCTGTCAGATAAATAAGCCTTGATATTAAGAATGTAACATTGTAGGAAATCTTACTGTTCCTGCTTCTTCGTTTTTGTTTTGTCATTATTCCGTCAGGAAATGGCTGTAACATGGACTTGAATAATAGGGTAAAATAGCATATTTGGCTATTATTGGATTCCGTGTTGCTTGTATCTTTCAAGGGAACTTCGCACATTGCTATCATATCTTTCAATTCCATATCGCAGAGTGATTGGAAGTTCTTTTCACATAAGGATAACAAGTAACTAATGGTATTGGGGTGCTGTATGGTCTGCACTTCCTTACCATTTATTTGAATGGATAATGTGATGTCTTCACTGAATTGCATTTGGTCTGTCAGTGGATTCTCTCCAACTGCCTTATATTGAGATAGCAGTTTGATAAGGCTGTTCAGTTCACCTATGGGTGAAAAGGCAACTTCTTGGGCATTGAAACATTGTCCCTGTGTATAATCCCAAATAAAGAGGAGAAGAAACCAAAACCTGTCTGAATCTATTTCCAAACCAGCAAGGGTTGGTTGTATCTCTTTGTTCTTCTTATATTCTTCATAGGTTAGTGGCATTTTAATAAACCTGTTGTTGTACCTTTCTTTAAAGGTGGGCAAGGCTTCGCTTCCCTCGAATATTATGCCCTGTATTTCTTTGGGCATTGCAGGGTGTATCAGCATGGCAAGCTGCCAAACGTAATCCAAAATGGAATCCTCCTCTTTTGCTTCTAAAGTGGGGTAAACTGCATCTATATTTGTGAACTTATCTATTGGTTGCATATCCTTATGTGCAATGGTTGTATATGCAAAGTTAAAAAAATAATCCCCACCTGCATTGCTACAAGTGGGGAGTTTGTGGATAGAGTATGCTTTAGTAATCAGAATCCCCTGTGAACGTATCCATCAGTTTATCCATCTGCTCACCAATGCACTTGTCTATTAGCTTTGCATAGTGGGCGGTCATTCTTGTATTGGTATGTCCCAACATCTTAGAAACGACTTCCAGAGATATGTTATTGGCTAAAGTAACCGTGCTGGCGAATGTGTGGCGGCTTGTGTGAAAGCAGATTCGCTTATTAATTCCACATAGTATAGCTATGTCTTTCAGATATTTATTAATATCTGCTGGGTCTTGAATAGGGAGGAGCTTATCTCCACCTTTGTACTTATCCAATATCAGTTTGGCGATAGGGAGTAGGGGGATGCGTGATAGAACTCCTGTTTTAACTCTACGCTTCTTAATCCATATTCTGCCTGCATTGTCTTTCTCAAAGTGTTCTGGTGTCAAGGTCTTAATGTCAATGTAACTAAGCCCAGTGAAACACCCAAAGAGAAACATATCTTTAGCTCGCTCCAATCTTGGCAGGGGAGTGTCAAAGTTGATAATCTTCCTCAATTCTTCTTCGTCTAAGAAATCAATCTCCACAGGTTCGCGTTCCACCTTATAAACATTTACAGGGTTATAGGATATATAAGAGTTGGCAACAGCTAAATTCAGTAACTTCTTTAAGAACTTTAAATGTTTGGTGCAGGAGTTTTGTCCCATCTTCTTCTCTCCTAAAAGGTAGGTATGGAATCCTTGAATGAAGCCTAAGTTTATCTCTCTTAAATATAAGTCCTTGCGTTCATATTTCTTCTGAATAAACTCTTTGAATAGTCTGCCTGTGTATTCAAACACCCAATATGTAGCAGGGGCAACAGTTTTACCTACCATTGCTTTACGCTCTGTGTTGTGTTCTTCCAAAACTTCCAATAAAGTTTTCTCATTCAGTGCTTCCACTTTATCTGTGATAGCTTCTTTCAATAGTTCAGCAGTGATAAGATAGCCCTTTTGGAGTAGCTCAATCTCTTTTTGATATATCTTATTCCGTAGTTGAATCAGATAACCATTGATTAGCTGCGCTTCTTCACTCTTGCCTTTTACAGCTTGTTTCTCTTTGTTCCAATCAGCAGAAGGAACGTGTTTACCTGTGCTAAAGTAGATTCTCTTTCCATTAGTGGTGATTGAAACCTCAATAGGTGATAAACCTTTCTTGTTTTGCTTACTTTCTCTTAATGAAAAGTAAACCATTGTACAATGTTTCTCCATTTTAAATTAAATGTTAGATGGAGCGTATCGCATTGTATTATAGTTGATTATGCTAATTCTTGCAGCCGTTTTTAGAAAATGGCAAATTCGGCTGCAAATCGGCTGCAAAAGTAACCTATTTATGGCTTGATTTGAGAAGTAATTGGTTACTCTTTGCGTGGGTTGTTCTGACTTAAATAAGACGGATTTTAGCTTGTTGCTCCCTTACTGAATCACTATTTAATTGGCTCTAAATAATGAGTGGTATAAGATGCTTCAACCTGTTATCCAACCCCAATTACTGTAAATAAAAAACTCCTGCAACCATTTAGATTACAGGAGTTTATCTATGTCAAGTAACTTAAATTACTTATTCAAAGCAGTAGCCACATCAACTGCACAAGCCACTGTACATCCTACCATCGGGTTGTTACCGATACCGAGGAATCCCATCATTTCCACGTGAGCAGGAACTGATGAAGAACCAGCGAACTGAGCGTCTGAGTGCATACGACCCATTGTGTCGGTCATACCGTAAGAAGCAGGACCGGCAGCCATGTTATCCGGGTGAAGAGTACGACCTGTACCACCACCTGATGCAACTGAGAAATAAGGCTTACCTGCAAGAACACGTTCTTTCTTGTAAGTACCTGCAACCGG